ATATTCATTTAGTTGCTCCTAGTAGTGGGATATTAAAGAACGCGCCATCCTCATCGCCTTTGCTGCTGAAAGATATATGGCAATGATGAATGTGCTTGTTAATTCCTGTATAAGTTTTCCAACGCCATAGCGATTTAGCACTGGCAATTTTACCTGCAAAGATGATGTAAGAGATGCGCTTATCAGACTTTGCCAAGATACGAAGTTGATCTGCCACATCGGGCATGAGGTCGGGCTTAGCTTTGCCGGATAAATCGCGGTCAACATCAATGGCACGAACCCAGCCTTGTGCATCTGGATTATGGTCAGACTTACGAGCTGAGTGCCGACTATCACCGATCCAGCCATCCGAGGTGCGATCACGATCGCTGAAACAGTCATCAAATTGCTCCCGTAACTGAGCTGCTGCTTTGCTTAATCTTGGTTTCATTTACCTAGTTTTAAGCCGTCTGGGATTGGCTTTGAATATTCCCATTTAGAAATATACGCGCCAAACCCGTCTGAATCATCTCTTAATTCAATGCAACCATGACGCGCAAAATCTTGTTCAGTTAATTCTGGATAAATTGCCATTATTTTTTCCCACATTTTACGCTCCTAAGTATGAAACAGAGTAACTGCAATCAGACGGGCCAGCATTTAAACTTAAAGCTCCGCCTGAACTTTGATAAGCAAAGATTTCAATATAATCTGTAACCGCTAAAGTTAAAATTGTTGAGAAAGTCACTCCACCTGCGTTCATAACTGTACTTCCAAGGACTTGCGGAGCCCATTGGTAAATTGCGCCGTTTTTATATAAGCCAAGAGTTCTAAAACCTGTGTTATTTCCTTGCCAAGTAAAAATAGCATTGACTTGATATTTGCCAGCTAATCCCGCGGGAATAGTAATCCTTGAGGTGTTTGATGATGTAGAGTGAAATGCATCCGTATCAAAAACTTCAGTATCAAAAGTAACCGCAGTTGCCGTGGCATTGGCAAGTGATTGTCCAGTCGTGTTATATAGGGCAACACCTTTAACAGATGAAGCGGCGGATGTAGTCCATTTTAAGCCGGTTGCTTCTGTTGAGTCTGCGGTTAATACCTGGCCGTTTGTACCAACTGGTAGTCGAGCATTTGTAGTTGAGAAAGCGTATAAATCGCCCTTAGTCGTTAATGGCGATGAGCCAGTATCTACATTAGACCAAGCTGCGCCTGTATAAAATTGCAGCGTGTCGGTATCTTTAAGAAACGAGATCATGCCTTCTTGAGGGGAAGCTATTGCTGAGGTGCGCGCAGCAGAGGTAGCAAAGACCATTACGGTTTGTGAGGCTAGATAGCCGTTAGCGGCTGCTGCCGATAACACATCTCCATTCGTAAATTCAATAAATCCTAAACCTGCGGCCATTTATGTCTCCTAGTACGCCATGATAGATGTTCCGATTATACCTGATACAGCCGAGCCTATGATGAAGCCCTCGACTATTGGTTCTAGTGTTGTGATAGTTACCTTCATGGAATTAGGCGTTATATTCCAATCAAGTCCTTGTGCTTGTAGTGTCTTAACAATGGTCGAGCCATCTGGCTGGACATTAGTAATTTTTAGAACTGCAAAGTAATCCAGAGCCAGCATTGTTGCAGTCGGTACATCTGGGTCAAGTAGATCGACAGTCATAGCATCGATGCGGATCGTAGTCTCGGCTCTAGTCGCTACATAAATCCTGGCTATATTTAGAGCATCTGCATCGGTTTGTGCTACTAGATTTGACTCATTAAGTTGGTGCGAAAAGAACTTAGCAATAGAAGCTGCGTTCTCGGCTACCTGCTGTGTGCCGCCAACGATCGTCATGCCAGCGCTGTTGATAATTAACTTATCGTCAAATGCAAAGACTAAGTTTGTGTAGGGAATGCCAGTAGTTTGATCAAACTCGATAGGTGCAACGCCATACTTCTTGATTACATTAGTGCGACTTAGGAAATTTGCTGTGCCTTCTGAGTCAATGTAGAACGCGCCCTGCTCTGAGAACTCTGCGTTCTTTATGGCATCAAGGGTTGTGCGAGAAGTTCCAGGATCGACTTGGCAGGTTGTATCGCCGGTATCTATTGTGCGCATTGATGCTGGCCAAGAAACCTGATCAAGAATCTTGCCTATGCGTGTGCCGGTAGCTTGTCCAGCAGTAGCACTTGCCACCGTTGTAACTGTTGCTTGTTGCATAAGTCTAAAAGCATCTGTGCAGATAATATCGACATAGCCAGTCTCTTGGCCTTGAGGATAAGAGTATTTATATTCAATTGTATAGCCAGAAAATAAAAAATAAGCAGCGCCGCCAACGGTTGCCGATACGCGCAGCTTTCGCAACGGAGTAAGAAAGCCAAAGTAAGGGCTTGCTGCGTTCTGAGGATTAAAGTACGACAGAGGATCAAGTACTCGGACTGTGCAACTGCCAGCCTCGTAAGTATCGCGCATAATATTACGGCCGCGCTTGATGCTGATCGAGTAAACATCGGGAGTCAAGTCAACTGTTGGCTCTGGAGTGGTGCTAGAGCCAAGAGTTCCCGTACCTAAAACGCCATATTTAGCATCGCCAATAGTAAACGGATACCCGAAAGTCGCTCCGCTAGTAAAGTCAAAGGAAACGCTTATCTGCGCAGGAAGGGTCATGGCGTAGCGAATGAGCCAGTTCTACGGTTAACTTCAACCTGTTTGCCAGATAGGGAGTTGTTAGTTTGAACGCTTGTAATAGCGCCAGCCAATTCTTGACCGTCAAGTTCGATGCGAACATTAAATTGTGCTAAACGCGGATCGGTAAAGGCTGATCCAGCTCCTTGCCCTGGAACTAATTCGGAGAAGTCAGTACCAGTACCATTAACGAATGTGCCGCCAGTTACTAGGCCACCTGCGTTACCACCTGTGCCGCCCATGCCACCACCTGTGCCGCCTGTAGCAATTCTTTTAACCTGTGCCTCGATGGCATCTAAATAAGCAGCCCAAGCAGAGAACGGGTTCTTGGCATCTGGCAAATCTTTTAGATATGCAATAAGTCCAGCAGTTAAGCCTTGAGACTTGCCAAGTTCACCAGCAAGTTTAGAAGCTTCTTTTGTGTTGCCGGTAAGAAGTGCTAGTTGCAGTTCTAGGCGCTTGCGCTCATCCTCGCTAATCTTGCCTTTGAGTGCTGCAATGATCGAAGTCTGCTCTAGATCAAATATAGTGCCAGCCTTTTGTAGCGCTGTCTGTTCTTTGATAGCTTTAGTTTGTGCCTGAGTTGTCTTAGTAAGAGCTGCTCGCGCCTTGGCTGATGCCTTTTCTGCTGCGGCCTTCTTAAGTTCTGCGGCTATCTGTGGAGTTAAACCACCAGCAGACTGGACTGCAGTTCTGCCTAAGATTAAATCCGTTGCAGAGCCAGCACGACCTGTTAAGAATAATGAAAGGATGCCCAAGTTAGTGCCAACCAACTTGACTAAGTAAGCAACAGCTTTAGATGCGCCTTCTACTGCTGCAGTAAAGGTATCAAAGCCGCCAGCGCCGCCGCCGCCAGTTGCAGCTAGTGCATCAAATAAACCTTCTCCAATAATCTCTTTGGCGTTATTAGTTGCAACAGTTAACTTATTCATCTTTCCGATGTAAGTTTCGGCCGCTATTGATGCTTGACCCTCAAATAGAAACGCTAATCGTGTTTGGATTTGCTCAAAGGATAATGAGGTTAATTCTGCTTTAGTCAAACCAACACCTAAGCGACCAAGTGCCTGTGTCTGGCCTAGGAAACCTTTTTGCAGACTTTGTGAGACTTGAGTCAGGCTCTTGCCAGTACCGGCACTTATATCAAGTGCAAGGCTAAGTAACTTTTGAGATTTAGTTATGTCTCCAGTTGCTCGAAGTAGGCGATCCATTGCTGGGCGCAGCTCGTCATCGAGGACACCGGTCTGTCGTTCAAGATTTGAAATATAGTTATTAACGATCCGAGCGTTATCACCAAAACCCAGCCCTAGGTTAGAAAGAGTTTGTCCTAATACTTTTGCGGCTTTATCATCCTCAGCAAATGCGCGAGCAGCTGCTCCCGCGCCTCTGGCTAATTTTTGAATGCCGTATAAACCAAGGTAAGACTTAGCAAGATTATTGACTTGTCTAGTAAGTGCCGAAGTTGCTTTGTCTGCTGCTCTGAATGCTTTTGCTCCTACGAACTCTGA